AAGAGTAATTGCAGTGTTGTCCTGCTCTGTCGTCTCCACACGAATGATTTGATGCACCACGCCGCCAATAACGATGCGATCCTTTGTCTCAGGCAGAGTTGTGAGGTCATCAGCCGCAACCGTTAGACGCTTATCTCCGGCCTGCACCAACTCATTGGCCTCACGCAGGTTCACGTCCTCAAGGATGCCCTTGATCGTTGTGTCACTCTCAGTTTCCGAGATCGCGCCAGTTGTGGTGTTGTAACTGCCCGCTGTGACAATTCGAACTGTCACATCACCACCAAACTTGGTGATGACCTTGCTGGATACCTTTTTTAGAGAGTCAACAAGGGCCATCAGACGCGATAAGCAAGGCAAGCACCGCTAGTCAGCTGAATGCTGGTGACAATGCCAGAAAGCTTCGTGTCAGCCACAAAGGTTTCACCAGCCAAGCTGTTGCCTGTTGCGTTCTGAACCGTGATTGCATTGATCACAGTGTCTTCCTTGAAATAGATCAAGCAAAACCTGCCGGTATGAGCAGCCGTATCTGAAATGAACTCGAAGCCGCCCTTGAGGTCTCCGTACATGATCAGCTCCGTTTGATAGCGATGTTGCCTGGTCCGCTAATTCTAAGACCAGTCAGATACCGTTCAAGTAACGGTGGAACGCGATCAGCGCCAACTGCACCAGTTTTGTCAGGCGTAACGTTCAAGCTACCGATTTGAACGTTCTTGAAGTCCTCAAGTCCGCTCAGGCCAATGCCGTCTTTGTTGTTGTTGAGGTAAACCGCAAGGACAACTTGAGCCCGCTTGACCTGATCAGGAATCTCCGTATCGGTGAAGTAATCCTCAGAGATGCGGAAAGGAAAGCCAGTGGCGTACGTGTTGACGTAGGTATCGGGCTTTCGCACGCCAGTACGCGGCCATTGCAGTGCCTGCGTATCTGTTGCCCGTGCGCCAAGAAATCTTTCGCGGTCTAGCCGCTGTGTTGCTGTGTAGAGCGCCCGATTCTTTTGATCGGTGGTTGCAGAAGCCCATGCGGTCACATCTGCATCTTCGACCATGCCATCAACAATGTCCTGCGCGTCACTTAGCGTCAGGTAGCTGTTGGCGTTTGCGCCGCCCGCTGTTGCGTCGATTGTTACTGCCATCGGGCGTCACAGTAGAAGTCTTGCGTTTTGGGATAGAGGCCACCACTTTCGCAGCAGCCTCATTTTCCCGCATTCGCTTGAAAGCGAACAGACCCATCAGGAGCTAGCGCCCTTCAGAGCCACGAAGCTCAGCACAATGGCTTCGCTAGCGGTCGAACCAACGTTCGCCACAGTGATTTTGAACGAACCAGCAGCGATGCTGTTGGCTTGAACCAAATAACTGCCAGCAGTACCGGCAGAGCTGTGGTTGACCACCACCACGTCAGTGGCAGCGATCTTGTCGTTGTTGACCTGGAAAGTCACCTCAGCAGCACCAGCAAGCTCAGCGCCTGCCATGGTGATCTGACCGGACGCTGTATTGAGCGTCACGGCTGTTCCTTTGTTGGTGGCCTGGGTCACAGTGCCGCCAGTGGTCGGGCCAATCAAAGAGCCCGCTGTTGCCTCAAAAATGGATGCCATGGTAGTTACCTCGATCAATCAAGAGCAGAAGTCGAAGTAATACGAACAATGCCGATGTTGTTCGTCTCAAAAACCTTGGTCCAGTTACCCACGGTTTCGAGCTGTGCCCGAGTGGGGTTGGAAACGGAGGTAGAGAATTTACTTCCGATGGGGTGGTAAACGTAGTGGAGATCGATGGCCATCGCATCGCTCTTGGCGAGGATGTCACGGTCTACGTCAGTCCGCAGTGCAAGCTGTTCACCAGAGCCAACGGCACCTTGGGTGAACATGTAGCTGGCGTATTCGGTAGAAGCACCAGAGCCAGCAGTCTGCACATCAGCAGACACGATCACGCGCATTCCCATGAAGGTGGGAACAGCAACGTTGCCAAAGGCGTTAGCCAGTGAACCCTGGGTTGCGCCAGAGTCAGGCTGACCGTTGTTGTCGTAGATCATGTCGAGCGCACGGCGCTCCTTCAAGTCGAAATAGACTTTCGGGTGCACGCAGATCGCTGCAAGCTTCTCCCCTTGATCACCCAGCAGTGACTGACCTTCGACAACCTGACGTGCAGTCAGTTGCGTAGGGGTGTCGCCGGTTTCGCCATCAACGGCCAGACCCGCATAAGCAGCAGAGCTGGTGTCGCCCACAGCACCGAACACACCAGCCAAGCAAGACAGGAGATCCTTTTGGCGCTGGTTGGCGATGTAGTCAGCAATCTTGTTGCCGATAGCAGCCATCGGGTCAGAGCCCGCAGCCAGTGCGGCGAGGTCCCTGCTCTCGAAAGCTCTGCCGCGATGGAGCACGGCGGCCACTTGCTTGTCAGCAGTGATCTTTCCGGGAGTCAGTGAAGAGCTGTCAGTCAGACGCTCAAAATCACCAGCAAGGTTTGCGGAATAAAATGGGACCTGGATAAAGTCTCCACCATCCTCGGCGGCGTTCAGTTCAGCCATAGGTTGCACCACACCGCTAGCCAAAAAGGCATCACGCTGAGTTGTGGCTTCTAAAACGTATGGCGTGAACACCTCCGGGATGATGATGTCAGAGCGAAGAGTCGCCACGACAAAATCTCCTAAAAATGATGTTTACGGTGTGGGCGTAACCCGTTCGGCTCTGCGTAGCTTTGCCTTGCCCAACATATTAACGGTTGGCAGCAGCTTTCAACCTTTCATACATATCTCGATCCGTTCGGAAGAGCCGAGACTGTTCTGTGAGGTTGTAGGAGTCTTTGGCAAAAGGATTCTTTGTACCTGGGGGGATGTCGCCACCTGCGCTGCGTCCTGAAGGCGCACCACTGCCAACAGGCTTGGGTGCTTTCTGCATGTAACCCGGCAAAGTCTTGGCCCATTCGCCAATCGGCTTGCGCTCGTAACCGTTGACGACAACAACCGTGCCATCAGCTTCGCGCTCGATCTGATCAGGCTTCAGCAGGTCTGCTTTGAATACGATGCTGGGATCATGCACAACATCGGCCAATGCTGTGTTCGCAGGTGCAATCAGCTCAAGCTCGCGGACTCGTGCTTCAAGCTCAGCAATCCGCTTGTCCTTGGCTTCAGCAGCCTCGCGGAACTGCTGCTCAAGAGCCTGACGCGCCTCGGTGTACTTGCCTTCTGATTCAAGTTTGTTCTGCTCAACAGACCGCTTAAACTCAAGCAGCTCTTGAACGTCAACACCGTCAGGAATTGTTTTTGCGTCTTTGAGCTTGCCGATCAGCTCATAATTCTTTTTCTCTAACGCTTGGATGCTGTTTTTTAGTGCATCCAGCTCGGCATTGTTTGGAGCTGCTGGAGACGTAATCTCCTGATTTTGCTCTTCAGACATGAATAACCCGTAAGGTTGTTTTCACGACCACTTTACTTTGTCTGCCCAAAATGCGGCAGATGTCTTTCCCTTGGCGATATTTTTTGCGTGGCGTGCCTTGAACGACGCACGCTTAGCTTTGTCCGCAGAACTCTCACCCTTGCGCGGACGTTTCGTCTTAGCGCCCTGCTGCCCAAACCGAATGAGTTTCGGTTTATCGCCGTCTTTAACGACAACAGCGTGAGACTTGCCGCTCGGATGGTTCGGCGTACGGATGGGCTTATCAAAGCCTTGAAACGTATGGCCACCGCGCTTGATGGTCACTTTTTCTTGGCCTTTTTGGCAGGACTCAGCTCTGAGCGCCTTTTTAAAACAGTGTTGCCAGTCACATCTGACTTGATCCGCACAATCGGATCGTCAGGCGTGCCGACTCTGGTGACAGTGCCACCACGAGGAGTCTTGATGGAAACGCGATTGGCCTTAGCAACGCTTTGAACCACTCCTGTGGTCCTAGCCCCGCCGTAAGACCAAGCGACCCGAGAACCTTTTTTCATTTTTTCTTGCCTCCCTTCTTTTTCTTTTTAGGGGGACGACCCATTTTTGAGCCGTAGGTGCCAGGTCCTCTAGGCATCAGTCAGCCTCCGAAGGTGCTTCCTTTTTCGCGGACTTTTTCTTGGCCGTCGCTTTGGGCTTGGCTTCACCGCCCTGCGACTTGAACTGGTACTTAGCAGGAAGAGTCATAAGAACCCTGCGGGGACTTAATCAATCTAAGCTTTCTTGGCCTTGTCTACAAACTTGACATCAGTGTCAGCCAGCAAGGCCTCAAGGAACCCATCATCGCCAGGCTTCATGCCCTTGGGGTAAGACTTGGGATCAGCCTCGCCAATCGCTGGCGGCGTTGAAAATCGCTCGTCGTGTGGTGTGGTCATAGCTGTTCGAGGTCGACAATCCAGCTAAAGCGTCCCTCTTTGGTAGCTCTAGCACTGATTTCTTCTTTGGTCACGCCCTTCAACTTGTACTTTACGTTCTGAGGCATCAGCACCTCTGACTCTTTCTCGAACTCAGACAGCTGGCTGATGTCAACGCCTTTTTTGTTCTTGGTGCGCAGCATGACGCGCTGCCCTCGACCTTGCGCAAACTCAAGAGTCCCGTCAGATGTCCAGCTCTCCATGGCCAACGTTGTCTTGCCGCCCTTGTAACCGGCCAGCATGTCCTCCAAGCCCTTCTGATCAGTGATCATCGTGCGGTAAACCTCGCCCTTGTGTTTTGGTGCCCGCTTCAGGAACGACTCAATCTCTGCCGCTTCATCGGCCAGCAGTCCATTCTTCTTATGGATCTTGATCTGAGCCTCCTCAAACGCTGAGAGCTTCTTGCCTGCTTTTTTGGCTTGCCTGAATTCCTCAGCACGCATCTCTCTGTAAGTCTCGCCTGTGTATCTCTTCAATGCCTCCCTCGGCGGTCTTGCCTTAGCGAGAGCTGGAGTCAGATCAACCTTGTCGGCTTCTTCTTGAATTGACTTCTTAAGCGCTTTCTCTGCTGCCTTTTGCTTGGCTACATAGGCAGGATCTTTCAGCCTCAGCTCTTCCAACTCAGCCTTTGCCTTTGTAGCCTTGTCAGCGGCCACCTTGAAATCCTTGGGCGAGTCAAAAGCCTTCAAAACTTCTTCGTTGAGCTTCTTAAATTCCTTCTCCTTTGCGGCAATTTGATCCGCAAGGCCTGTGGCCGCGACCTTCTTCTCAGCCTTGGCGATCGACTTCTGAACTTCAGCCTTCTGCTTTGTGATCGTTGCTTTGGGCTTGGGCTTTGCCTTGATCTTAGAAACTGGCCCATAGGCACGCTTCAGATCATCAATCGTCTTTTCGCTTCCGTCCTCACGTACAAATCTGCGGATAGCTCCGTCTGGGCCGTACTTCTTTGACAAGGCGTTGAAATAACCGACTTGACCCTTGTCACCCAATACTTTTTCCTGCACGGCTTTCGGCTGCCGCTTTAGCCAGGCTCCGTAAGTTTCACCGTCAGGGATGTTCTTGTCACTGTTAGGCCGCCCAATCTTGCTAGGCGGTGGAGGGTCAAACCTAAGGCCCTCGTAATCAATGATCGGAACAGTGGTTGAACGACAGTTGAAGTGCTGTGGTGGTATCGGCCCTTTGCCGTAAAAATGCTCCGTTCCATCTAACGCTCTGCAGATTGGCGAGGTACGGCTATCGAGCGTTGCGGTGTATCGATACTTTTTCGTGATGTCTTGGTTGGCCTCGTAGGCCTTCATGCTCGCTGCGTTAGCGACTTGATTGATGCTCGTCCTAACGACCGTTCGGATCTGGTTGTTTGCTTTTGTTGTTGCTGCACCACCTGCGCGTAAAAGCTGCGAGATCGAGCCCGAGTCACCCTCCTGCAACCTGCCAATAAGTCGCCGTGTAATCGATTCTGTTGATTCGCCCGTGAGGAACCCATTCCGCACGGCCTGCCCAAACGCCGCAGCTTCACGCTCAGCCATGTTCTCGAACGAGCTTTTAAGCACCTGCCCGTTTGGCAGCGTCATGGTCACACCATCAGCAACCGTTACCCGCACGGCTTGGCTCGCGCCGCTTACTGCCGCTTGCAGGTCATCGCTCAACGAGATGATTCCGCCTTGCGTTGGGTCAAAGCTCGCAACGGCCTCTGCAAATCTAGGGCTGATCTCAACCGACTTAACTAAATCTCGGGCTGACTCTGGCAAAGCTTTTCTGAGCTGTTCTTCTACAAAGCCAGCCTGCACCCCAGCAAGATCCTCAAGCTCTCCAATCGACAATGTCGTGCTGTCACCCGCCCATTGCGTCAGTCCCGTTTTTAGCTGCCCGAGAATGGCCGTAAGCCTTTGAGCTTTAACAGGAGCCGTAGCAGTATCAAGGCCAGCAAGACGTTGACAAGTATCCACAAGCAGATCGTTATATGACCGAATGATCCGCTTGGAAACGCCGTTGCTATATCGATTGAGGTCAATCGCATTGCGGTAAAGCTCGGCTGGCGTGCTCATGATTCATAAATGCCGAGATACTGCGGATCGTCAATGCAAGCAATCGAAACATCGCAGCCAGCACGCAACGCGTTGCCGACAAGACCAGAAAACTCAGCGATCACATCCTCTTGATACAGACCGATCGCCGTTTCTGACACGCCACAGATTTTGCCCTGCAAATACCAAGTGACCCTGATCACTGCATAGGTCTGTTCCGTCAGCTCTTGCTTTGAAAAAAACAAGAGCCGGTTAATCGGATCTTCCGGCTTGCGTTTGTGCAGATTATCCAGCCAACTCATTTTCAGCCCTCGGCTCTGCTTCTGGCATTGTGGCCTCTTCTGCAGCAGGTGGCGTCGGCTCAGGCCGCTGCATTTCGATTAGGCCGCCGGTCTGCGTTGCCTCAATCTCCTCTTCTACGTCAAACTCATCGCCCAACACCTCACCAGCAGACAGCTGGTTGAGCAGGGTTTCCTGCGTAATGGTGCCTGCGGTGTAGAGCTGTAACAGTGACTGGATCTCCTGCGGTTCCAGGCGCTGGGCAAGGAAGTCGCGGTTGATAAAACTGCTGCCAGCTTGCGCCTGCTGCATGTACTGCGCGTGAAAGCCCAAGCAGTTGTCGATCAGGTCTTGCATCTGCTGAGCAATGACCATCATGGTGCTGTCGCCTTGACTGCGATCAATGCGCTTGGCCTCTGCAGTTTCTGCGCTGAGCTTTTGACCCAGCACAGCAGCCAAGCCCAACTCGTTGATTTGGTTAGCGATCTGATCAAGACGCTTGAACTGCGCGTCATAGCTGTTGCCGCTCGGCTCAATGTATTCACTACGCGCTGATTCCGGCAGCGCCAAAGCTTCTCCGGGGCCTGCGCTGATCTCTTCTGCTGACTGCGGGAACCCGTAGATGGCCAACATCGGCACAGCCGAGATGTGCAGCTGGTTGTCGAGGTCGCTTTGCACTTGGTACGCCTTGAGGTTCAGCTCAGCGATGTCTGCCAGTGGTGGCCGCGACTCAAGAACGCCAACGCGGTTGGAATAAGCAACGGCGAACGGAATCTCGCTAAGGCTGGTGCGGCCCTCATCAATCAGAACAAAGTCGCCTTTCTTGTCCTTTTGGTGAATCTCAAACGCGCCAGGCGTCAGCACGCGCACCTGCTGCACCTGCTTCTCGCCGTAGAGGCCATCAGGCACGGTGATGGTTTCCATCAACCGCAGTTGAGTTAGCTGCTGCTTGCCGTCCTTAATTTCAGAACGCCAGCCAAGAATGTCTCTTGGCGTCACCGTCACGTAATAGGGCCTGCCGTTGTCGCCTGCCTTTGGCGCATCAACAAGAACGCCAACGTGGCCATACCGAATGCACTTGCGTGCAGTTTCGTAAGTCCAAACGTTTAGGTCGTTGCCCTGCAGATCAACGTCAAACAGCTGCTCAGTGACAACATCGCTGACATCCTCAAGCCGCACAGGCTTGCGGGTCAACATGCCCGCCAGCATCCGCTCAAGCCTGACGTAATAAGGCGCAAGCGTTGAACGCATCAGCCTGTTGTCGTAGGCCTCATCTAGTTCTCTAACTTCCTGCGGAAGATATTTTCGATGCCCTTTTCTGATCCCGTAAGTGCCCTGCAATAACGCTTCAATCAACAGCCAGTGCGGCTCCATGTTGACGTAAGCCGTGTTCGGGCTTTCAACCGTCGTCACGTTGCCTACACGTTGTCGACCAGAAAAGCCTGAATACACAGCTAAATCCCGCCCAATGCTCGCAGTTTAGTAAAGCCTGATTCCAGTACCACGACCAGCGCGGGCATGGAGCATTGAGAAATCCCGGTAGATGAGATAGCCAAGCGCATCATTCATGTGATCGTAGCCTGCGTCCTTATCAGGATCACCAGCCTCGGT